GCGGTTGCTGACAAACCCCAAAAGCATGAAGAGGAAATCACCATGCCTGAAGCCAAGAAAGCAGCCGATCAGCCGGTTGACCAGAAAGAAATTGAAGCGCGGATTGCGTCTGACTATCAGGCGAAGCAAAAAGCCCGCGCCTCTGACATCAATGCAGTTTTCGAGGGCTTTGAAAAGCACATCGAACTGCGCAACCAGTGCATCGGTGACGTTGAATGTGGCGTCGAAGATGCCCGCGCCAAGTTGCTCGCAGAGCTTGGCAAAGATCAGGAGCCGACCGGTTCCGTGTTCGTCGGTGACGAAGGCAACCAGGCCAAGGTTAACGCTATGGCTGATGTTGTTGCTATGCGTGCCGGCATCAAAACCCAGAAAGAAGTGGGTGAGAACGCCTATCGCGGCAAGACCCTTCTGGGCCTCGCTGAAGCCTGCCTGGACGCTCGCGGCAAGTCCGTTGCTGGCATGAGCAAGATGGACATTGTTGCCTCTGCCTTCACGCACAGTTCCGGCGATTTCAGCAAGCTACTGGCAAACACCGCCAACAAGGCCATGCTGATGGGCGCCGAAGAAGCCGAAGAAACCTTCCAGCAGTGGACCCGCTCGGGCCAGTTGGGAGACTTCAAGGTTTCCTCGCGTGTTGACCTGAACGCCTTCCCGACACTGGGCAAGGTTCAGGAAGGCGCTGAATATAAGTACGCGACCATGGGCGACCGGGCTGAATCAATCCAGCTTGCCACCTACGGCTCGCTGTTCAGCATCACTCGTCAGGCCATCATCAACGATGACCTGGACGCCTTCACGCGGATTCCGAACCGCATGGGCCGCGCTGCACTGCGCACTGTCGGCGATCTGGTGTACGCCATCCTAACGGCGAACCCGAACATGAGCGACGGCACCCCGCTGTTCGACAACGCGCACAACAACCTGCAGTCGGCATCTGGCATCACGACCAGCTCTGTTGACGCCATGCGTGTTGCGATGGCCACACAGAAGGACGGCAACGCGAACCTGAACATTCGCATGGCTCACCTGCTGGTGCCGATGGCTCTGGAGGGCGCGGCCAACGTTGTTCGTGAATCTCAGTTTGAGGTTGGCGCAACCGCGAAGAACAACACCGTTCCGAACAGCGTTCGCAACACCTTTGACGTGATCGCGGATTCCCGCCTTGATTCAGTCAGCCCGACCGAATGGTTTGGCGCTGCGAATGGCGGCATTCACGACACCATCGAGGTTGCTTACCTGGACGGCAACTCCATGCCAGTTCTGGAAGAGCAGGACGGATGGAAGGTTGACGGCGTTGAGTTCAAGGTTCGGATGGATGCGGGCGTGAGCGCTCTGGACTTCCGCACCATGGCCAAGAACGGCGCATAACTCACCCGGGGCTTAACGGCCACACTCTTTTTTCAAAGCCTTTGGAGGGCTGAATCATGGCTACAAATTTTGTTCAGGCGGGTGATGTTATTGATTACACCGCAGGTGCCGACATTGCTTCCAGCGACGTTGTGGTTGTTGGGAGCTTGGTTGGCGTGGCACACAACGATATTGCCAACGGCTCTGTCGGCCCGGTTGGAATCAGCGGCGTTTACTCGCTGCCCAAGGTATCTGCTGCGGTTATCGCGGCAGGCGAGACGGTCAACTATGACGTTTCCGCAAGCGCCTTTGACGACAATCTGGCAACGCCAGCAACCGGCGACCTGTCCGGTGGCTGCGTGGCAGTTGAAGCGGCTGGCAACGGCGACACCACCGTGCTGGTAAAAATCAACGTCGGCGCTAATACCGTCGCTTGATGAGGAAGGGGGGGGCGCAAGTCCCCCTCTCTTTCTATGAGCCATTTTGATGACTTGCTGAACATTGCAGACCCCGGGTTCTTTGAGATCCTTGGCGGTGCCTGTACCTACGACGACACCGCAGGGAGCGTGGTATCAACTCGCGTGGTGATTGAGCGGAACGTGGAAACGGTCAGCATGTATGACACGCAAATGGCCACCCTGAGAAATATCGCCAACCTGCTGAAATCTGAAATACCAGATCCGAAGCGGGGGCACATTATTACCGAAGGCTCCAACGTCTACGTTGTGGACCAGTTGGACAGCGACGACGGCCATGTGGTGAGGGTATTGCTGCAATGACCGACGCAAGAATTGACAGGGCCAGCCTGGGCTCACTGCGAATCCTGCTCAACGGGATTCAGGACCAGGCGCCCAAGATACTGACCCGAAGCCTGAACCGCACCGCTCAGAAAGCGCGGACGGATGGCAGCCGGGAAGTCAGAAAACAGGTAAATCTGAAAGCGGCCTATGTAAAAGATAGGCTGAAGATCCGGAAGGCCAGCTTCCGCAATCTGCAGGCGGGCGTTTCCACCCCGATCCGCGGCTTGCTGCTTTCCCGGTTCTCGACCAATCGTCAGATTTCAGGCGACAGCGTTAGCTGGATCAGGCCGCCACAAGTTCCGGCGCGAGGTATCAAGGTTAAGGTTGACCCGAGCAGCGGCGCCAAGGTTGTCACCGGAGGATCGGACACGAAGGGCAAGCCTTTCTATCTAATCTTGCCCGGGAGCGGCCGCGTTGCCATTGCATCCAGGCGCAGAACAACCGGGCCAAAAGGCGGCAAGCTCAAGGTTCTTTATGGGCCATCCCTGTCGCAAGTCTTTGACGACGTGATTGCGGATATTTCCGGCCCCCTTAACGAGTTTCTGTCTGACGAAGTTGATAAAAACATTGATACAGCATTGAGGGGCTTCTGATGCCTGAAAGCATACGCGAACAGGTGGTGGCGGCTTTTGCCACACGAATTAGCGCAGACCGAGCGCTTCAGCTTGACGGCAACTCTCAACTTCCAGCGCGAACCGTCTGGGATTTCAGCGAGGAAGCCGAGCGAACAACTTACGGAACTCTGAATCTGTCACTGAGTCTGAGTGTCGGCGCGATGGAATTATTTGATCGCACCAAGGGCGCGAGCAAGCAGGCCAACGAAATGCTGGCCAATCTGCTTGAGGACGCTCTGAACGATGATCCTACCCTGGGGGGTCTTGCCGACCGCATCAACTACGTAGAATCGACGGTGGATTACCCGCAGCCGGGACAGGATGAGATAGCGATTCTGGCCAGCTTTGAAATTGCTTACCAGACCCAGGCAACAACCCCTTTCACGCAATAACCCTAAACCCAAGAGCAAACAAGGCCCGCCAC